ATAAATATTCTTTGGATAATGTGGTTGAAGAAGCAAATAATATAGATTAGAAGTTCCTGCGAGGGGAGTCTTCACTGTAGCCAACATGAATTGTTATAGCCGAGCTTTTTGATATTTTTATCAAAACCCCTCACCATTAATCTATATCTTCTCTTGGTAGGCCATAGCGTTTTTGTGTTTCGACAATTGATTTATATTGCCGACCAAGCATGCTTGCGATTTCTAAAGTTTTCATATTTTTTTTCATCATTCGATTTATAATTTTTGCTGACTCGCTAATTTTTTCTGGGCGATTATTTTGACCACCTTTAGATCCGTTTATCTTTGATTGTTCAAAGTCTCTCATGTTGTACTTTGGTGCATTTTGTTTTTCTTCTATGACCAGATCTTGCCAACATTGTGCATATGCTTGTTCAAATGGTAGTCCCATTTGAATGAGTGCTTTTAATTTTTGAATTGGTTTCATTTCTTCTTCGTTCAAGTGCCCGCTCCAACATTTCTAATAAGGCGAGCATTTCTTCGCCTTGTTGTTTGCCATGAAAAAAGCCCATGCGCTTTCCGTCATAGATAAGCACATGGGCCTTACGTTTAAGCTGCTGTATTATAGCTGCTAATTCTACGTCCACCGAGCATCTCCTTTAAGGATAATTGCTGGTCCGACGATGCCTGTGCCACAAAGTTTTGTGGCTTCTTCGTTAAATGGCAAGTTTTCAAGCAAACCTTCTTCGTTTACGAGAATTTGCCAATCGGGATTTTCTGGCGATCTTACGAGTTCAACCAGCCCCCCGACAATTGCTTGCGCTTCCTCAAGCGTAGGTTGATTGTCTTCAAATACTGTAATCATAGCTTCTCCTTTTTCTAGATTAACTTGGGATAATTACCATACTATCCCACATTAGTCAACAATTATCTATCCAAATTTTGCCAAGCATTGTCACGTTCTTGTCTGTGCAATGAACCACCAACTACGCCAAGCCATTTACGTGGGCCGTTGCGCGTTGTTTTGTATTTATCAATACGACGATCATTCATTAATTTCTTAACTGTTTCCCCGATAGTGTTTTTACTCCAACGTTTTAGATTTGCTGCATTTAAGTCATCATCAGGAGCAGTTTGGATTGTTTCATATGCCGCGTCCATGCCACTTCCATGCGTCATTGGGATGCCATTAGCTTCGCGCTCTGCGACAAGGTTGAATAGATAATCGTTTCTGTCTTGAATAGACTGAGATACAGTTGCGGCCTGTCTTAGATCGACTGATCTGTCTTCAAGCAATCCTGTGTCTGGGTTTCTAATAAAGTTTCGAATCTCCCGATTTGCGGGGCCGTTTGATTTTACAACCGCGCCATCGAATACTGCATTGCGCGTATATGGGATGTTCAACTCTTTGCACCGTGTTTTTGCTACAGATGCATCGACTTGCCAAACAGCAAACGCTGCGCGAACGCCGTCAACGATAGCCGATGTACCGCGAATTAAGTTCCGCGCTTCTTCTGGCGTTGTGATTGGTTCCTTGTCTCTGATTTTTGCCATATGGTGATTGACGATCACCGTTGCGCCTGTTTCGGTTGCAATTTGCGCCAACAGACCCATGAAGGCTGCACCTGCTGCTGGATCAGCATTTACATCTGCATGAACAAATGAGGCCATAGGATCAACTACGATTAACGCGAGATCATCCATTTCAAGCATTTCTTCATAAATCTTTTCAAACTCTGAAGATGTTGCGTAGGTGTTATCGACCTTCATCATAATGGGAAACACACCGCCTTCGTTTGGTAGCGGCACAACGATAAGATCATGTGCATAACCCGAACGTTTGTTCTGCGGATCTAACCTGCTGATACGGCGATGCAGTTCGTTGCGATCATCTTCTGCTGATAAAATGATAGCTGTGCCGTGATGTGCAACCAAGCCACCGAACGCATTCTGCATGCCTTCGCCCGATGCGACTTTCATAGCTAAGTCGAGCGTCATCATGCCTTTGCCCGAATCTCCTGCGGCTGCAAACACCACTGGTACGCCGAGCGGAATGGTGTCGCCAATAAGAAACTTTTGCTCTGGTGCCCGACCTTGAAATTGTTCACTAGCAAGTAAGCTGCGGTTTTTAAGAGAAAGCGCCTTCTTTACCTTGTGATCTGGTGCCTTGAGGAAGCTGGCAATGTCAAAGCCCTCTTCAATTGCATCTGCGGCGTCCCATTTTTTAGGCTTGCCCTTTGGTGGAACAAGCATAGTGATGGACCGCGCTCCTGCATTCTGAGCCAATTCTTGTACGATCTTAGATAGCTTTTGTCCTGCTTCGTCATTATCAGGCCAGATAATAACTTCTTTGCCCTGTAGCGGAGAGAAATCAAACTTGTGCTTTGTTTTGGGCGAGAGCATGCCTGACCCGCCGATTGTGCATGTTGTTGTGTAACCTAGCTTTGTAAGTTCATCTGCGCACTTTTCACCTTCTACCCAAATAACGCGATCTGATTGCGCGATGTGTGGTAGATTATAAAGAGGGCGCGTTTCAGGCAGACGAGGAAACTGTCGAAATTCTTTTTTAGCTGCTCCGTCACTATCCCGAACAATTTCTCCGGTTTGATCTCTTTCTAGGTATCTTCTGACTGCTACAATGACTTCGCCATCTTCTGAGAGGTACAGATATTCGCCATCGTGTGGTGTATTGATGTCTATTACCCGGCGATACTTAATTTGTTCGGGTTGTACAGGATTTTGTACCGGGGATTGTACCGGGGGAGGTGAAGACATGTTCGGGTTAATTGGATTCATTGGCGGCTCTGGACGGCTCTGCTGCAAGAATGAAGAAAAATGTTCGGCTACATCTTTCATCTTCCAATTATAAGCTGCCATTAGGATTTTAGAGATGCCACCGATACCCTCGCCAGTATTAAAATCCATACCGCGCATGAAATTTGGACTCACTGGATCAATGTCGATCTTGAGTGATTGCCCTGCTTCGCCAGCCAATGAGCCTAGATAGAACTCATTTCTAACAATTCTCCCGTTTGGAAATGCGCGTTTAAGAGATTCAATCTGAACATATGACGGAACTTTTTCCGTAATTTCTGAGACTAAATCTCTTTGATTACTACCATATCCTGTATTGCCAACTACCCTTAATGACATTATATTGTCCTCATACCCATAAAACACTTCTTGACGGGGCTAGTTCTAGGACTGGCCCCTTCTTTTTATTCATCTTTCCAGCAAGTCTCCCGATACTCACAAAACTTGCAAAGAAAGAAGTCTTTGCTTTGTGCGACTCTTGGCAAGATGTCACCTGCCTTTGAAGCCGTCAAGATGTTTACGGCCTTGTCGCTTGCGATCTGAGCCAATTCGCGATTGTACGGCACTAATTCATAATACACTTCTGATGTATTTTTATTCACCACAGTAAACAGCGCAGGGTTCTCACTTAACTCCATATATGTCTGGTAAAGTGCGATCTGCGTTGCGTAAGTTGGATTTGCTTTTGTTACGCCCATACGAACAAATGCTTGAAACTTTTTGTCGTTAGCTGATTTGTTTTCCCATAGCGCAGGATAGTCCATTGCTACGGGACCGCCGCATATTACACCGTCGATGTGACCTTTTATTTGATCGTCCGCGATAGAGAAGCCAAACTGTTCGCCGTTTTTATCTTCTGTACGCAAATCAAATCCTGCATCTCTAAGCCATTTTGCTGCGTAGTCTTCGATTTCATGACCAAACTGAAAAATGCGTAATGTTTGTGCGCTAAACTCTGACCCCTCATCTTGAGGGTAATTCATAAAACGGTACTGTATCTTTCGGCTGCATTCATCACCGATACTAGATGCGCCAAGATACTTTCTGCGCTCACGCTTTTGTTCATTGCGCAAGATTGCTTCGTCTACTGCTGCCTTAATTGCTTCTGCTGTAGGATCAGAAGGGGATGCTTGTAGATGGGAAAGTGCCTGTTGACTTAAAGTATTTTTCCTCAAGGCTTCCAACGCTTATCTCCTCTGATAGTGGCTTTGCTTCTTGTAGCGCAAAAATTAAAACATGTACTTGATCTTCTGACAGGTCACAAAACCTAGTCTCCCAACCAAACTTTTCTAATATATAGGCCAATTCTTCTATTGGCTTTGGTGCCGATGGTATACTCAATGTATTGTCTCCTGCTCTGGACCGTCGATAAGTAAATCCATTATTGTGTTTATTTCCTCTGATGGAAGGGATGTGTTTTTGTAACTCATTACTAAAACGGTACTTTCGTTTATAATGATGTCGGCTGACCCGAACAAAACTTCGCCTTCTATACTTTCCTCGAATTCCTCGTGAACAATTTCGTTTACTGTTTCTGTGATTTCTTTAATGTCGCGAGGATCTTTACAGTAGCACATATATTCACGGTCTTCGGTGTATAGTTCGTTATTGTCGTTTCGTTTTGCTATGGATAAAACGAGTTCAAATCGGGCCATCTTTCTGATCCTCTCCGTTGTTATGTTTTAACCATAACGCCAAATCAGCGAGAAGATACTTAAATTCTGATGGATGTATTTTGGCAACCAGTTCGCCATCATACCAAACCTTGAGTCCGTCATCATAAACAGACCACCGTGTCCTTACGTCTTTCATTAGTTCTTTGGCCCTTCATATCCTGCTACAACAAACGTTTTTAATTCATCATCCCAAGTGTAGTTGATCACTCCATAAAGTTTTTCTACGTCTTCATCTTTTACCCAAAATGGTATTCTTGGTTTAGGATAATTAGCCATCATCTTGTTCATTTCTTCCACTGTGATTTTAGAAGTGTCTTTTTTACTCATAAATATTTCTCCACTGCATATTCGATTGTACCTCGGTTCCACATAAAGTTAAGCATGCAAGCTGCTTTGTATTTTGTCCAAGATAGATCCATTGGTCGAACCTCAACACCTTGTGCTAACAGATGTTCGACTTGTTTAGGGGTTGCCCTTTGGCTTAACCACCGCTTGGTTTTGTTTGCTGCATTTGTGTCTTCGATCTCGCGCAGGAAGTCATCGGCTGCTGCCATTGCCTGCACCTTTTGACCGACAGAAAGAACTTTCAGCTTACCCTTTGATTTCTTGCCGAATGAGATTGATAGATTTGATGTGTTTGCAACTCCGACAAATCCCTCGAATCCCATAGCTACCATAAGGCAACCATCGCCAAATAAGTCCATCCACAAAAACGGCGACATTTGCATCAAGTCGTACTCCGTCATTGTAAACCGAACAAGTTCTTCTTTTTCTTCTGATTCCGATACAATTTCTGTACCGCAGATAGGGCAAACCTGTGCGCTCATTGGGATTTCGCTTTCGCACTCGGAACAAATCTTTGTGGGTGCTTCGCCCTTTTCGCGATCATCTAAGTTCACTGCGTCTTCAAGTGAGCCGTGCGTTAGAACGCTTGTGCCAAAGTCGAGAACAATGCAATCTGTCTTTATAACGTCAGGAAACTCTTCTGGATCGACTGTGCGTAGTCCACGCCCAATCATCTGAACCATTGTGCCTTTCTGCGAACAGGGGCGCGTGAGAACCACACAGGACACCGGAGGAGCGTCGAAACCTTCTGTTAGCACTGCCACGTTCACCACGACCTGTACGTCACCGTGCGCTAGGTCATGTAGAATCTGTGCGCGTTCTGGCTTTGGCGTTTCGCCTGTCACTAACTCTGCGTTTACATCGCAATCTAAAAACGTATTGGTCAGGTCTTCTGCGTGTTTGATTGTGCTGCAGAACACAACAGTCTTTCGATCTGATGCATATTTAAACCATTCTTCAACAACTTTGTTATTGATAACCCTGCGATTCATAATCGCCTCAACTTCATCCATGTCAAAGTCGTTGCCTTTACGTTTGACATTATTCAGTTGGTCGCGAACTCCACAATCGACCACGTAAGTTTTAGGTGGTACGAGAAAGCCCTCTCGGATTAAAGTCGTGATTTCAATCTGGTGTGAACAATTATTGAATACTTTGCGCAACCCTTTGCCATCACCACGATTAGGTGTTGCTGTAAAACCTACAATCTCAACATTAGGATTGTCTTCTTTAACAGCCTTGATAACCCGAACATATGTGTCTGCTGCTGCGTGATGGCTTTCATCAATAACAACCATGTCAAACGCAGGACGCTGCGCCATATTTTTTTCGCGTGAAATGGTTTGCACCATAGAGAAAACGGCATCGCCATCCCAATGCTTGACCGTACCATTTACAATACTGGTGGTCAGGTAGGGATTAATTTTTTCAAACTTAGATTTGTTTTGGGCAACCAACTCATCACGGTGCTGCATGACAAGAACTTTCTTGCCTGCCCTGTGACGCTTACCTACGAGCGCAGATAACATGATGGTTTTGCCTGCGCCTGTGGGCGCGACTACAATAGTATTTCTGTGCTTGTCGAGTGCTTCACACGCAGCATCAACAGCGACCTCTTGATAGGGGCGCAGTAACATGTTGGGAACTCCATTAATCTAGAAAGAGGGGGAGTATTTG